CTTTACGTTAACCCTAACGACCTTGACTCTACTGATGGTATTGAAAACCAGGGTAATTCGTTAACCAAACCCTTCAAGACTATCCAGAGAGCACTGCTGGAGTCAGCAAGATTCTCTTATCTGAGAGGCGAGGATAATGATATAGTAGAAAAGACTACTATTCTTGTATTCCCAGGTGAGCACCTGATTGATAACAGACCTGGATATTCAATTCAGGATGTTGGTAATAATGCTATTTCTGTTGCACCAAATGGAGCACAAACAAATGCTCAGGCAGAATTAACATTAACACTTAACTCCAATTTTGACCTCACACAGGAAGATAATATCCTGTATAAGTTCAATAGTGTCTACGGTGGTATCATCATTCCCCGTGGTACTTCCATTGTTGGTCTTGACTTAAGAAAGACCAAAGTTAGACCAAAATATGTTCCTAACCCAACAGATCCTGCTGCACCAAATTCAGCAATCTTCAGAATTACTGGTGCTTGCTATTTCTGGCAGTTCACCTTCTTTGATGGTGATGAAAGTGGATTAGTCTATACTGATAAGAATGATTTCTCTGAGAACAATAGATCAAAACCCGTATTCTCACACCACAAACTTACTTGCTTTGAGTATGCTGATGGTGTTAATTTGGTTGGTGGGTATCAACTTACTGACCTTGATATGTACTATAGCAAGATCAGTAATGCTTTCAACAGAGCATCTGGTAGAGAAATTGATCAGAAGTTCCCATCACAAGCAGAATCTTTCTCTAAGCAACGTCCAGAATGGGAAATTGTTGGTGCATTTGGTGCTGACCCAGTAAAAATCTCCAACATTATCTCCGGTGATGGTGCAACTCCTGGAACTATCGTTACTGTTACAACTCAAATTGCTCACGATCTGAGTGCAGGTACACCTATTAAGATTCGTGGAATTAGTGAGCCTGATTATAACATTTCAACAAAAGTTGTTCAAGTCATTGATGAAACTAGATTTACGTATGCACTTCCATTTGTAAGAGCAAACCTTCCTGCTGGTCAACCTGCTGGACTGAGTATTGGATCAAATGCTAGTGTAACCATTGAAACTGACACTGTATCTGGTGCATCTCCTTATATCTTTAACGTATCACTGCGCTCCGTATATGGTATGCAGGGTATGCATGCTGACGGATCTAAGGCAGATGGTTTCCGTTCAATGGTTGTTGCACAGTTTACCGCTGTGTCTCTGCAAAAAGATGACCGTGCTTTTGTTAAGTATAATAAAACTAATCGTCAGTGGCAGGGTATCAACTATAAGACAAAATTTGGGGATGAACTATCAGCAGAATCTTCAAACTCAAATCAAGTCTTACACCTGAGTTCTGACGCTGTTTATAGAGAGGGTTGGAAGACCGTTCACATTAAGATGACCAATGATGCGGTCGTTCAGATCGTTTCAGTCTTTGCTATCGGTTTCCACTTACACTTCCTTGCAGAGACTGGTGGTGACGCATCGATTACCAACTCTAACTCCAACTTTGGTCAGTTCTCACTTGGTGCAGAAGGATTTAAGAAGGACGCATTTACGAAGGATGATAAGGGTTTTGTAACCAACATCATTGCACCTAGATCTGTCTCTACTCCAGAAACAGAAGTTGAGTGGGTTCAGTTTGATGTTAGCAGAACTAAGAGTATCAATAGAGCGAACAGAATCTATCTCTTAGGATATACAGCAGAAGACGTACCACCCCCAATCATTTCTCAGGGTTATAGAATTGGTGCTAGAGTTGACGATGAAGTTTTCCTAGACTCTGATACAAATAAGGGTAAGATTTTAATGACCAATGGTCCATTAAATCTTAACACAAACACTATTGCAGGAACAGATAGTTCTGTAAAGGTCTACAGAGACGTAACGATTACGACTCCTGTAGCACAAGCACCAACACAAATGGTGTTCAACTGCACAACATCTCACGATCTGACAAACGGTGAATCTATTCGTATCTTCAGTGAAACTGGTGATCTTCCTGAAGGTTTGGAAGAGAACGCATTATACTATGCAATCACTGATGAAAAGAATGGTACTAGAGGAGACGGAATATCTCTCAATGGTACACAATTCCAAGTTGCTTCTTCTAAAACTAATGCTGAAGCACAGACACCTATTTTTATTCCAGTTTATCTGGGATCTGAAATTAGAGTAGAGAGTAGAGTTTCAGATAAAGTCGCTGGTGAAGTTGGTCATCCTATTCAATTTGACTCCGCAACTAGATCTATCACTGATGTAGCAACTGGTGCAGTAACAAATGAAGTTGCTGGATGGTTCATTCACTGCGAAAATAATAGTGCATTATTCCAATATATTATCGGACTTACTGTAACTGACAGTGAAATTACATATGTCAAGAGACAGGCAGATGATAGAAGTTTGGATGAAAAACTCTATAGAATGCGTTATGTTGTTCCTAAGGAACTTGAGAATACTAGAGATCCTGTTAATGGTTTCATTTTACAAGATTCTAGTTCCATCAATGTAAGAGAAACTTCTGACTTCAATCTTACTAATATTACTACAGCAGACTATGATTTTGATCGTAATACTAGATTCATTACGACTTGCACCTATGACAATGGGGCAAACTTAATTACAATCAGATCTGATAAGGCACACAATCTTAAGAACGATGATATTGTCATTATCTCTGATGTAACCAGTACCACAAATGGTGCTGCGAATAAAGAATTTGGATTTAACGGAGAATTTGCCGTCGAGGATATTGTAGATGATAAGACATTCACTGTTAATGATGTTGATGTCTTCGGTGTTACTCACGATCCTGGTACTATTCTGAATGATACCAATATCAGAAATAAGGTACTTCCAAGATTCAAGAGAAACAATAACAATCAAAACTTCTATATTTACCGTACAGAAGTTATTAAACCATACATTCAGAATGTTCAAGATGGTGTTTACTATCTGTATGTTCTTAACAGTGGAAATGCGATTGGTAGTGAGTTTGTAAATTCCAAATATAGTCAGAAAGTTACAAACCTCTATCCACAGTTAGATAGAGATAATGTAGATGATAACCCACCAACAGCAGTTAGCCTTGCAAAGAGAAGTCCTATTGGTGATGTTGTCACCAATGATCTGAAGAGAAGTATCACTAGAGAAACTCTTGATAAGTTCGTTGACTCCTTCTCTCTTGGCAATAAGATTACTAGTGTTGTTGATAGTGGTGCTTCTGCCGTAATCGTATTTGACGATGAGCACCAGTTAAATGGTCTGAACGCTTATACAACTCTGAATGGTGGATCGGGTCATACTGATGGATCTTACTTCAATGTAAGACTCTTTAATAACAATGCCGCACCTGCCAATGCAATGTGGGATGGCGCAACTGCTGATGTGACAGTTAGTGGTGGTGCTGTTACCTCTGCAACTATTAAAGAACCTGGATCTGGATACACTGCTTCAGAGACACTTTACTTTGATTCTAGTGCTATTGGTGGTACTCCATCAGCAAACGTAGTAACTGCATTGTCTGGTATTTCAACTGCAACAGCAGACTATGTTCAAATTACTGGTATCGGTACTGCAACTGATGGGTACTACAGAATCACTGATGCTAGTGCTAAGAAACAATTAACGATTGCAAAGACTGGAAGTGATCCTGTTATTATTTCAGGTCAGTATGCAATGGTTGTTGGTAGAGTTGGTATTGTTAATACTTACAATTTCACTGCCCAGGGTAGTCAGTCAACAATTCAAACAACAGAAGGTCACGGACTTATTGCTGGTAATAAGATAAGAATTACCGATGCTGCAAACACTGTTCTTGGTGATTTTATCGTTAATAATGCTACGGCAACATCATTCCAATTTACATCTACAGCATCACTTTCAAATCCAGCTCACATATTTAAGCACGGATTCTCTGCTAACAATGCAAGTGCCGATGCTCTGGGTGAGAATCTTGGAACTAGAGGTGTTCCAAACTATGATAATGATGTATTGTTCTTGGGTCAATCCATTACAACCGAAGAAAACTTCGTTGTCAATCTTCCAACTGGTGCAAGTGAAGTAATTGCAAGATTCCCACTTGGTTCTTATCTCCAAGTTGGTAATGAGATTATGAGAGTCAAGTCCAAGACTCTTATTGGTGGTGGTAATAATGAGATTCAGGTCATTCGTGGTTCTATGGGAACCATTATTGAACCACACACTAATGGAACTCAGATTAAGAAGATTAAGTTAGCACCCATTGAACTTCGTAGACCTTCGATTCTTCGTGCCTCTGGTCATACCTTTGAATATCTTGGTTACGGTCCTGGTAACTACTCCACTGGTCTTCCACAGGTCCAAGTTAAGACTCTCTCTGAGAAGGAAGAGTTCTTATCTCAAGCACAGGAAACCTCTTGCGGCACTGTTCTCTACACTGGTATGGACAGTGATGGTGATTTCTATATTGGAAACACCAAGTATTCTGCACAGTCTGGTGAACAAACCACGTTCGATGTTCCAACACCAACTGTAACTGGTGAAGATCCTAACAGACTCTCTGTTGTATTTGACGAAGTTATTGTTAAGGAAAGAATCCTGGTTGAGGGTGGTAAGTCTAAGCAGATCCTTTCGCAGTTTGACGGTCCTATCACCTTCAACGGTGATGTAAGAATGAACCAGAAACTGGTTCTTAATAATGAGTTGAGAGTCATTGGTAAGGTTGACTTCCAAAACACAAATGACGCAACTTCCTGCACAGATGCAAACGCTGCATTGAGAGTTGCTGGTGGTGTTGCAATCGGTAAGAAGTTATTTGTCTGTGATGATGTTGACTTTGGTGCCAACTTACAAGTTGATGGCAATACTGAGATTGATGGAACTCTTACTGTCGATGGTGAATCCACATTCAATGCAAAATTAAATGTCAATGCTGACATTGATTTGCGTGATAATGATAAGTTATTGATCGGTGATAGTGATGACCTTAAGATTTTCCACGATGGAGTTAATTCCAACATTAGAGATGATGGTACCGGCGGATTATTCTTAAGAACTAATGCCTTGTATGTAAGAGGTTATTTAAATAATGTCGCCTCAGATATGATTGAGGCTCGTGCTGGTGCAGAAGTAAAACTCAAATATGATAATAATTTAAGATTAGAAACCACTACCGATGGTGTGAGGATTAAAGATGATCTTACTGTAGACGATGATGCCAACTTTGCTAGTAACACAGTTCAAATTACTAACAATAAGGTTACAGCATCTAGATTTGAAGGCACTGCTGATCTTGCGAATAAAATCAAAATTGCAAGTGCCGACCAATCATCAACCTATAATGTAGTATTAGCTAAAGGTCTTGGTGACTATACACCGAGAATTGATAATGGCATTACATGGGATGCGGGTCAAAATAATCTCATAGTTAGTGCAGACATTATAGCCTTCGCGTCTGATGATCGTCTCAAGACTAATAGAGTTGCACTAACAGGTGCTCTCGATAAAGTCTGCTCATTGAACGGATTCACATTTAACTTCAATGAAACTGGTGGTGAACTTGGATTCCCAACAGATGTTAAATATGTTGGTGTTTCTGCTCAAGAAGTTCAAGAAGTTCTTCCAGAAGCAGTTAAACCTGCACCATCTGATGAAAAGTATATCACTGTTCAATATGAGAAGATCGTTCCTCTGCTGATTGAAGCAATTAAAGAACTTTCAGATAAAGTCTCTGCTCTTGAAGACAAACTAAATAACTAAAAAAGATATATGGCATTACAAGGTTCTGGACAAATATCTTTTGGTCAAATTGCAGCAGAATTTGGACTACCCTCAGGTAAAAACTTGGGGGCATACCGAGTCTCTGAAACTTATGGGGCAATGTCCAATCTCCCCCTTGATACGGGCATACCTCAAGGAAATTCTCAAATTTCTTTTGGCAATTTTCATGGTAAACAACTTAATGTTGTTGTAAATTATTATGATGGTAGCAATGAACGTAGGGTTCTTGCTCGAAACAGATATAACAATGGTCCTGGAAATGGTAGGGTAAGCGTTGTTGGTGGATTTCGTGGAAAACCATCAAATAGTGGTGGATCAAGAGTTATTATTCACGTCAATAAGAAACTTGGCTCAGAATATGATGGTTCTCGTGGAATGAAGTGTGCATTGAGAACTGGTACTTGGAATAATAACACAAATTTAGATCTTTACATTGGTAGCAATGGTGGTATTGCTGGTGCTGCTGGTGCTGGCGGAAAAGGTGGAAATAGAAGTAGTGGACCAGAAGCTGGAAAAAGAGGTTCTTCTGGTTTAGGTGTTCAATATCCTCTTGATATTACAAACTATGGTTTCATCGCTGGTGGTGGCGGCGGTGGCGGCGGTGGTGCCGGCGGAAGAAAAGATGCTGTTTCAAGAACTCGTGAATATAGACGATGTGGATGGTGGTGTGAAAAAAGAGCTAGAAATAGAAGAAAAAGAAGAAGAAGAGTAGGTGGCGGCGGCGGTGGCGGCGGTCAAGGATTCCCAGGTGCTACTGGTGGAAGCGGCGGCGGCGATGGTGCTACTCGTGGTAATCGTGGAACTCAAGCTGGTCCTGGCGGCGGTGGCGGAGGTGGTTCCAATAACAGAGGCGGTCCTAATGGACAATCCGGTGCAAGTGGTGGATCTTATGGTAGCGATGGTGGCAGTAGTGGTGCTAGCGGCGGTCATAAGGGTAGATCCATTGTTATTGAAGGTGGTGGAAGTGTAAATTATGTCGTTCAAGGAACGATATATGGTCCAACAGTCAACCATCCAGTATTTTGATAAATAGATAAAAATCACCATATACGATGGCGAATATAAGAAAGCAGTTCAACTTTCGCAATGGCGTTCAAGTTGATGATGACAATCTGGTTGTAAGTCCTACGGGTCTGGTCGGAATTGGAACCACCGTTCCGACAGAACTTTTGCACGTTAGTGATGGAAATGCAAGGGTTTCTGGATTCTTAACTGCATCTCAACTCAGAGGTCAGACATTAACTGTTTTTGATACTGCGACCATTGAAGATATTGCATTAGGAAATAGTTTAGTTGGTGCTGGAGTTAGTGTTAGATCTGGTTTTATTACTGCAACAGATCCAACAGGAATTGTCACATACTATGGTGATGCTAGATTCCTTCAGGGGATGCCAACATCGCAGTGGTTAGACAAAGATGTTGGTTTAGGTTTCACTAGTATCTACAACAGAGGATTTGTTGGTGTTGCAACCGACGATCCTAGATTTACGTTACAGGTTGCTGGTGGAATTAGCACAACAGCATTTAATTATGGTGTCGGTATCCATTCAAGTGGAGACATCTATGCAACTGGGATCGTAACAGCATATTCATTTGCAGGTATTGGTTCTGAATTAACACTATTAGATGGTGCAAACATTGGATTAGGAACTATCTCTAATGATAGACTCCCTATTATTGCAAATGATAGACTTGCATCCGATCTTAATATATCAGGTATTGTCACTGCTGGATCATTTAGTGGACCTTTAATTGGTAATGTCACAGGTAATGTCACAGGTATTGCAACTGGTGCAGAAGGATTAGTTGGATCTCCAGACATTATTGTTGGTGTTTTAACAGCATCGGCAGTTGCTGCCTCTAGTTTCATTGGTGGAATCACTGGAGATGTTACTGGTACAGCATCAACAGCAAGAAGTTTAACCGCAACAGCAGATGTTGATATTGAAGATCTCACAGTTGGTGTTGCAACTGTTTCAAATATATTAGATGCAACTCGCATTGGTGTTGGAACAAATTCAGATTTAACAAGTGATATTACGGTCAGAAAGAGTTCATCATCTATTATTCAATTATCAAGTGGAATTGGAACTTCTGATGCTGTTCCTTCTATTGTTTCTCTAGGTTCAACTACATCTTTAGTAGAAGATAGTGGAGCACTTAGGTATGATAATTCTAGTTTATCATATCCATATAGTGCTTATCAAGCATTAGATCTTGTCAACTTTGGAAATGGTAATCTAAATTTCTATCTCCAAGCAGGAACTGCTGGTGTTGGAACTGGTAATTTCCACTGGCATCATACAGGATCAAATAATCTTATGACCCTCACCTATGAGGGCAATCTTGGAATAGGTAAATCTGATCCATCTGCAAGATTGGAAGTTACTGGACTAACAAGTACAACAGATGTATTTGTAACTAATGATGTTCAAGTTGGTGGAAATATTTCCATAAGTGGTGATCTCTCTATACCTGGAACTGGTTCTTCAATTACTGCAAATACAATTTATGTTGGTTTAGGTACAGCAGGTCTTTTAAATGCTGATGGAGAAGAAATTGTTCAAACAATAGCAAATTCAATCAACGAACTCAATATAACAGGTGTTTCTACTCTTGGAAATCTGTTCGTAGATGGTAAAGCTGTTATTGATGGTGATGATACAAGTGGTGGTGGTCTTTCCATCAATCCAATCACATATGAAGGACCAACCTTTGCTCCTCTGCAAATAGGTTATCCTCTTGATTTTACTCATCAAGAAGATTTTACTGGGATTGGTAGTACCGCAATACTTGATAATGAAAGTGTATCTGATATAACCTTATTAGCTGGTGGTCAAGTTGGTATTGGAACTACTGCATTAGATGAAGCCACTGCTCTCGTAGTTTATGGAGATTCTGTTATTGAACGCCTTGCAATAGGTGTTGGGGTAACTGAAATGACAACTGGTGTCCTTAATGTAAAAGGACCAATTCTTGTTAGTGAAGGTAATCTTACCGATGCTACTTCAGGAACACCTAGTGCAGACATTAATACTGTTGGTATTGTAACAGCAGGAAAAGGATTTATGAGTGGAGCTGGTACAACTGGTGTTCACATTGATGTTACTGGAAACATAATCACCTTTAATGTTCCTGGTGTTGGTACTACTACTTTAACCCTCTTCTAATCTTATCATATTAAGTCGGGCTTGACAACATCCTAAATCATGAATAGAATATGTTTGTTGCTTTTGAAGAATGAGCTTTAAGGATGTAAATGGCCCTGTAAATTTTTTATCTAAAGAATCTTCTAATCAAGTTCCTATTGTAAGAAGAGACGATTTTGCGCGTAGAGTATTTCCGATTACTTATTATCATTTGTCAATGAATGACAATGATACTTTGAAGGAACTTCTTGTTGATAAAATTGTAAAAGATTCTGAGAATTTACCTATTCCAGAAGGATGGACAACTAATTGTCTTAGAACATCTTTTGATGGCGAACCAAGAGGAAAAGAAATTTTCTTTGGTGAAGACGAAACCTATCAAAAGGTATTGGAAAAAAGATATGGTGCTTGTATCAATGCTATTTTTGATGCACCATATAAAGTAGATATTGATGAAATATGGTATAATGTCTATATGAATGGTGAGTGGCAAGAAGATCACGATCATGTTGGTGGTCCATATGGATCACATTATTCTTGTATTCATTTCTTATCTTTTAATCCAGAGATTCATGAACAACTTGAGTTCAAAGATCCTTTGCACCAACTTCGTAATTTAAGTGTTGAGCTAGATAGAAATGACTATTCTCATATTTGGAAACCGAATGTAAAAGAAGGAGACTTTCTTATGTTTCCGTCTTATTTGTCTCACTGTGTTAAACCAGGAAAACCAACACCAGACTACCCAAGAATTACAATAGCATTTAATTTTAGAATTTTAGAATATCACGGAGAAATGTGGAATGATTGATGTCTTAGATGATTTTTTAACACCAGAAGAACTTGATTTTGTAATTGAATATTGTGTCGATGCACCATATTTTTATGGTGAAACAGATAATGATGATACACCAGTTACGGGATTGGTTCATAACATCTGGGTTGATGGTATGAATGAGGATGATCTTCCTGGTGAAAGAATTCTAAAAAATTCTATGGATAACTCCTCTATTGACACTAAAAAATTCTATGCTTTGTTTGCCGATAGAATTATGGAAAAGTTTCCTGAGTGTAATAAAGAGAATATTGTGAGGATGTATGTCAACTGCTTTGCTCCTTGTGAGAATCCATATTTTCATCGCGATGAAAGTGAAGATGTAGATGCAAAAACATTTCTGTTTTATACAACACCAGGATGGGATGTTGATCGTGGTGGAGAAACACAATTTGTTGTAGATGGTTCTCTTTATGGTATTCCACCAATCCAGAATCGTTTAGTTGGTTTTCCTGCTAGTATCCTACATAGAGCAACAACATTTAGAAATGGATACCGTTTCACTGTTGCGATCAAATACAACTTTACTGAAAAAGAATGACAGAAAAGATTGCTATTATTGGTGCAGGTAACGCAGGTTGTATTTCTGCGCTCAATCTTCATTATCTTAGAGAAACGGAAAACTATAATGGATATGAAATTGAAATTTATCATGATTCTAGTGTACCTATCGAAAGAGTTGGTCAAGGAACTCAATTAAATGTTCGCGAAACTATCTTTGATGTTCTTGATTTAGACTGGGTTCAGAAAAATCATATTAAAGCAACAACTAAACAAGGTATTCGTTATAGAGGATGGGGAAAAAAGAATCCAGACTTTTTTCACGCTTTTCGTAATGGATCTGTTGCAATGCACTATGTTCCCAAACTTCTGTCTGAATGTGTTTTAGGTTCTGGTTTATTCAATGTTGTTGAAAAAGAAGTTAATGATCCAGAAGAAGAAATTGATGCAACTTATATTATTGATTGTAGGGGACGCCCAACTAAATTAGATGATTCTTATGATAGATTATCAAATCCTATCAACGCAGTAATTCTGGCAAGAAAGGAGGGAGCAGATCCAACTTTAATGTGGACAGAACACATTACAACACCGAATGGTTGGGCATTTATGATTCCAAACCATGATAGTATTTCATATGGATATTTGTATAATGATACAATTACAACCAGAGAAGATGCTGAAAAAGATTTTGCTGAAAGATTTAACGTAGAACCTGACGGTCACCTTTCTTTTGATAATTATCTTGCAAAAGATATGTGGCGTGGTGAGAGAACAATTCTTAATGGCAATCTTTTCTCATTTATTGAACCAATGGAGGCAATCGCATCAGTTGTCCATCATAATGTTTCTGAATCTCTTTATGAGATAATGATCTGCAATGCAACCAGAGAAGAAATGAACGAATCTATTCGTAGAGAAATGATTCAAGTTCAGGATTTTATTCTTTGGCATTACAAGAATGGATCAATTTACGATACTCCATTTTGGCAATATGCACAGTCTCTTCCATATTCAAATGAGGAAGAACTTATTAACCACATCAAAAGGTGTGTAGATCTCCCACATCTTTTCCAATTTGAAGAGCTTCGTGAAAGTCTTGAATATGCTTATTGGGAACCGTCTAGTTACAAGTGTTGGTATAATAATGTATGAAGACAGAAGTATTTCCTGTAACTATATTTCAATCTAAAGTAAATGGCAACGAGATTCTAAAACAAAATCTAGTTCAACCTATACTAGATTCCACTGATGAACTAGAAATACCTCAAGATTGGACTACTAGTAAAGTTCTTACATCTTTTAATCAAGAAAAAGACTTCATCGAGAAAGATAAAAATATCTTGCTCAACATTTATCATAATACGATTGATGAGTTTTTCGATGATCAATATGGACTACATTTCACCGATCTCTGGTATAATGTGTATCTAGATGGTGAGTATCAAGAAACTCACGATCATCTTTACTCTAAGGTAAATCATTCTCACTTCTCATTCATTCATTTTTTGTCATTCGACAAAGACGAGCACCAACCACCTGAATTTTGGGATCCTCTCAGATCTATGAGATACCTCAGTCTGGAGATGGAATCAAATAATTGTGGTGAAGTCTATGTACCCAAGATTGAGGAAGGTGACTTACTAATGTTCCCTTCATACTTACAGCATTGTGTACCACCTGGCAAGAGGACTGAGAAACCAAGAATAACGATTTCTTTCAATGCGATTGTGACACTATACGGAGACGAGCGCAGGATCTATTGATCTGTGCCAGTTTCTCAACCGTCCACTGGGTATGCTGGTGGGCGGTTTTCTGCTATAATTATCTCAAGTTCAACAGGCAACCGTGACCATCACTCTTCGCCCCCACCAGCACAACGCTCTGGAAGCGATGCAGAAGTACAACAAAGGTCAGGTTATCATCCCTACGGGTGGTGGCAAGACCATTTGTATGATTGAAGATGCCAAAGCACAATTTGATTGTGATGGTCCTACCAGGATTGTTGTAGTCGCTCCTCGTATTCTCTTGGCAGAACAACTCTGCAAAGAGTTTCTTGAAATCATTGATGATGCCGCTGTGTTTCACGTTCACAGTGGTGAAACTGAGCACTTTAGTAGCACAAAACCTGCTTATATTGAGCGGTGGTGTAAACAAGCGTATCGAAATCAACTGATTTTTACTACATACCATTCGTTGCACCGTATTCAGGAGGCAGGTATTGCGGTCGATACGATTTACTTTGATGAGGCACATAATTCAGTGCAAAGGAACTTTTTCCCTCCTACGGAACACTTTGCTGCTGATGCTGATCGCTGCTACTTCTTCACTGCTACTCCTAAGCATAGTGTTACTATTTTCAAACCTGGAATGAATGACGGAGCAGTATATGGTCAGGTGATTTGTAACGTACCTGCACCTAAGTTGGTTGAGGAAGGTTACATTCTTCCCCCTAAGGTTGTGGTGAAACAACTTCCTCAGGGTGACTTTCGACTTTCCGATTCACAGAATCTGTTGGAAACTATTGATGACAACTCTCTCAATAAGATTCTGATTGCTGCACGTTCTACGAAGCAGATTGTCCGTCTTGTTTCTGAATCTGACTTCTGCCTTCAACTTGAGAAGCGTGGTTACAACTGGATGTATATCACGTCTAAGACTGGTGCAATTATCAATGGTAAGAAAGTTTCCCGTGATCAGTTCTTCAAAACTCTGAATCAGTGGGGTGAAGATGATACTCGTTTCGTGATCTTGCACCATTCGATTCTGTCTGAAGGTATCAATGTCAAAGGACTTGAGGCAGTATTGTTTATGCGTAATATGGATTATATTGGTATCAGTCAGTCAATCGGTCGTGTAATCCGTCTGGGTGGCGCTGAGAAGACGTTCGGACTTGTATGTGTGCCAGTTTATGATAAAGTGGGTATTGGCACCGCCCGTAGCGTTCAAGCAGTGGTTGACACTGTATTTGAACAGGGAGAACCTGCTATTTCAGTTATTCGCCGTTAATTATGGAAGATATACAACTGCATAATGATGATTGTATGAATGTACTCCCGTCACTTAGTGATGGGAGTATTCATCTTACATTGACAGATATTCCTTATGATGAAGTCAATCGTAAGAGTGCTGGTCTTCGTAACTTAGACAAAAGCAAAGCAGATATTATTACATTTCCTCTGGATGATTTTATTGATGAAGTTGTTCGTGTAACTTCTGGCAGCATTTATATTTTCTGTGGATCTGTTCAGGTATCACATATTCGTGATCGTTTGATCGGTCACGATTTATCTGTTCGTCATTGTATCTGGGAGAAAACTAATCCTTCTCCTATGAATGGGCAGCATATGTGGTTATCAAGCATTGAAAACTGTGTGTTTGCTAGGAAGAAAGGTGCATACTTTGACATTAAAGAACGGTGTAAGTCTGCTGTATGGAGAGAACCTACGGAAAAATATAAAGGTCATCCTACACCTAAACCAATCAAACTTATGGAAAGATTGATTCAGGCAAGTTCAAAACCTGAAGATATTGTTCTGGATCCTTGTATGGGCAGTGGTGCTGTGGGCATTGCTGCCAAGCGTTGTAGGAGAAAATTTGTTGGTATTGAGATGGATACAAACTATTACAATATCACACAGAGCAGGATCGACACTGCTGTCAAGGGCATTGGGGAGAAAATGGACGTTATGTCCTTTATGTGACGATTTTGTAACACAGGTTCTGACCCCTTGCCAACCCTCTCCTTTTGGGTTATACTATGTTCAAGTTCAGGGGGGCAGAAGTCCTACTGAACCAGCAAAATCGCTATTTAATGATGACTAACGCACACACTCCTATCGGTCGCTGCGAAGTTCCCGACATTGATCGTCTTCCGAATCGTGAAGCACGTCGCCAATTCAAATCTGGTCGCTATGTGACTACGATCATTCAAGAAATTGATCGTATTGATGTTGGTGGTGGAACTGAAAAGAACACTGCTCGCGCTGAAGGAACTGACACTGTTCACAGTGATGGACTTGTTGGTGAGTTTTCCAAGGGTATTCGTTATGATCAACTCCCTCCCATTGTAGTAAAAGTGGGAACCGTCTACAAACTTATTGATGGTTTCACCCGTGTTTCTGCACTGAAGACTCGCAAACAAGAGTCTTGGGTCTTTGATGTGTATGAAATTGAAGAGGGATACTCTCTTGAAGATCTTGAAGATGAGATCGGTTTGGGTGCAAACAATCACCCCGAATCCAAGAAAGCAACCCGTGATGATTTTATCACCAAAGGTATTCTTTGGGTAAAACGTCAAGATAATGTTACTGTCTCAAAGACAGAAATTAAGG